CTTGTTGATTGCCCCCATTTTGAGCGTAATGTTGGTTAAAAAGGAGACTCAGGATGGCGACCGCCTCGGTAATGACCTACGATTCGTTGGTGGAGAACATCCAAAGCTATTTGGAGCGTACTGACGCCGCTACGATTGAAAAAATTCCTTTGTTTATCATGTTGGCAGAGCAAGTCATTGCCAGCCAAATTAAGTTCCTTGGTAACTTGACGGTAAACACAAGCACAATGGTTGAAGGTGAAGCAACCATTCAAAAACCCGCTCGTTGGCACAAGACGGTATCCATGAATGTCACTGTGGGTGGTGAGCGCCAACCAGTATTGCTACGCAAGTACGAATACCTTCGTGAGTATTGGCCCAACCCTACAGACGAGGGTGTGCCTAAGTTCTACTGCGACTATGACTACGACCATTGGTTGATTGCGCCTACACCTGACGCCGCATACAACTTTGAAGTGTTGTACTACCAACGAGTTCAGCCATTGGATTCAAGCAACCAAACAAATTGGTTTACAAATTACGCCCCTCAGGCTTTGCTGTTTGGTTCACTCATGCAAGCAATGCCTTTCCTCAGAAACGACGAGCGCATGCCCTTCTTTCAACAGCAGTATGAGTTAATCATGCAAACCCTGATGGCGGAAGATAGGTTACGTGTTGCAGATCGACAAGCTATAGCGGTGGACTCATGAGTTATATATCTCCTTTTACTGGTGACGTCATCCTTCCAACGGATGTCAGCTTTCGTGCAATTGCACTGACCTCTGACATCAATTTGGCGTGGCCTATCAACGGCAACGCTACAAACAACTATGCCGCTCGCATCATGAATGTGACGCCAAACGCCGCAGGGCGTAAGTTATACATGCCTCCTGCCAACCAAACCTCGGTTGGTACAGATGCCTTGATACGCAACATGACAGGAACCGCTTTTACGGTGGTTGACTATGATGGGAATACCATTATTTCTGTTGCCGCAAATAAAGCTTCATACATTTACATCACAGCTAACCCTACGACAGCAGGCACATGGGCTGTTATTGACTTTGGAACAGGTACATCTTCAGCAGACGCCGCAACGCTTGCTGGATACGGTTTACAAGCTATTTCTACCACCCTCAACCAAACCCACCCAGCATCTAGTTTTTCAAACGGGTACACATTTGCAAGCACTGATAGAGCGCAAACAAAGGTATGGGGAAGTGGTACAGGTACGGTGTACCTTCCAGTTGCCGCTACCTTGGCAAATAATTGGTTCATGCTGTTAAAGAACAATGGCACTGGTTCATTGACTGTTACTTGTGATGCCTCAAACACAATTGATGGCTCCTTGACAAAGCTATACAACCCTAACGAATCCTCTTTTATTGTTTGTACAGGTACAGAGTACGTAACGATTGGATATGGCGTAAGTTCAACTTTTGCTTTTACTGCACTTGTGAAGCCAGTTGTTACGGGTAACTACACCTTAAGCTCGAACGAGGTACAAAACACGATCCAAGAGTTTGTAGGCAACTTAACGGGTAACGTGACGGTTACGTATCCACCAGTGGTGAATTTGTATGTAGTGTCAAATCAAACGACGGACAATGGTTATTCGTTGACGCTGACAACAGGGGTTATGGGTGGGGCAAACGCCGTTATCCCACCGGGACAACAAGCCACCCTTATCTGCGATGGCACAAACTTCTTGAACGCCAACACCTTTCAAGCAGGTTCTACGTCGATCAGCTTGGTCAACGGTTCCGTGGGTACGCCTGCGCTGAACTTCTCCTCGGAGACGTCTACAGGTGTTTATCGGCCCGGCATCGGTGAGTTCGCCGTATCCATTCTCGGAACTCAGCGTCTTGATGTAACTGCCACGGGAATCACTGTGACAGGCTCTGGAACCTTCACCACTGGCGTTGCTGGGGGCGTCTTTACATGACGAAAAAGGTATTTGCCCTCGATACCCAGCCCGGCATCCAACGGGATGGAACTATTTTTGACAAACAGTTCTACAACGATGGCAGATGGGTTCGCTTCCAACGTGGTCGTCCTCGCAAGATACTTGGCTATCGTGAGATCGTAAACAACTTGGCAGGCCCAAGTCGAGGTATTTTTGTCAACCCACAGCAAGCGTTTACCAACGTATACAGCGGCTACTCGGATGGCTTGCAGTTGCTTCCAATTGACGACAATGGTATTGGCGCAGGTATCTCAAACTTTACGCTGAATAACTTTACGCCAAACGCCAATAATTTGTGGCAGTTTGATGGTTTCTTTGATGTGGGTGGAGGTGGAGAGAGTGTGATATTGGCGCACCCGGGCCAGAACCTCCAACTCATCGACAACGCCACCAACACCCCCGTTCTTGCTGGCTCCACCACAGGCACTACCATGTCTCGTGTTGGCGTTTTCACAGCCACTGCCACCACCGTCAACACCAATACAACCATCACCTTGTCCGTCGCAAACCCCCTAGTTGGGGCTGGACAAACCGTTACAGGCACTGGAATACCTGCAAATACCACTGTGGTGTCTGTATCCACAACAACCGTTGTCATCTCCAATCCAGCAACTGCCAGCGGTACTGTGACCGTCACCTTTGACAACAACGTATCCGTTTCTGGCGGAGTGGTTACCTTACACCCATACGTCTTCGTTTATGGCAATAACGGCCTTATCCGAAACTGTTCGGCGGCAAATCTAGATGATTGGGTCTCTGCGGACGCCAACGAGGTCAATGTAGCGACTGGAAAGATTGTCCAAGGTCTACCCGTTAGGGGTGGCTCTAACTCGCCTTCTGGGCTGTTTTGGAGCTTGGATAGCTTGGTAAGGGTGTCCTATATTGGTGGTGTTGGCACACCCCCTCAATTTTGGCGCTATGACATCATTACGAGCCAATCCTCAATCCTCTCCAGCCAATCCGCCATTGAGTATGACGGTATTTACTATTGGTGCGGTGTTGATCGCTTTCTCATGTACAACGGTGTGGTCAAAGAGATCCCCAACAACATGAACCAAAACTATTTCTTTGACAATCTAAATTATTCCCAAAGGCAAAAGGTTTGGGTGTCAAAGGTTCCACGATTTGGTGAAATTTGGTGGTTTTATCCACGAGGTGATGCAACTGAATGCACAGATGCAATCATCTATAACGTGCGTGAAAACACTTGGTATGACACTGGTCTTGCCAATGGTGCGCAAAGATCTGCTGGATATTTTTCAGAAGTTTTTCACTACCCAGTTAACGCAGGAACCACGATCAATTCAACTGGTGGCGTAAATTTTTACAGCATTGCCGTTGGTGGAACTTTGTATACCAATGGGACGTATTTGTCTAAAGCGTTGACTGGTGGTACTGGTACTGGTGCAACAGCAAACATTACGGTTGCTGGTGGAATAGTGACCTCAGTGGTAATTGCAAATCGTGGTACAGGATACACCGCTGGTGACTATTTATCAGCATCGTTGCCTGTTGGATCAGGGTTTCAATTATTGTTGAGTAACACCATGTCAACAGTTTCCTTGTGGCAACACGAGATTGGAACTGACTCTATTCAGGGCGTGGCAATTAACGCAATTGAAAGCTACTTTGAGACAAACGATCTTGGACTTGTATCTGGTGGGCCGTCACAGCCTGCAATGGTTGGCGACAACGTATGGTTGCACTTAGAGTGGATAGAGCCTGACTTTATCCAATCAGGTGAAATGGAAATTTATGTTACTGGTCGACCATATGCGCAGGCGTATGACAGCACGACAGGGCCTTACCTATTTGAGCCAGACACACATAGAGTTGATATGCGTGAACAACGTCGTGAATTGCGTTTGAAGTTTCTCAGCAACACGCAGGGCGGAGACTACCAACTTGGTCGCCTACTGTTGGCGGCAAACATTGGAGACGTACGTGGCTACTAATAGTCCTCTTAATGTTGCGCAGGTATATGACCCAAGGGGGCACACGTTTGACTCTTGGGCGAGCTTGATGTGCGAGCTATATGCGGCGCAACAACTTGAAATACCAAGCCCTCAGACTGATTGGAAGTTGTGGGGCAATGGCATTAGAGCGATTGACGTGTTTGCCAATGAGGCAATACCCATGACTGATGCATTTAACAATTGGCAAGATTGGGCGCAAGAGCTAGTCAATGCCGTCAATCCTTCGGTTAACTGATATGACAAAGCTTACTAAAAAGCAAATACAAGACTTAGCATCTAAGGGTCGTGGTGGAGACACCATGTTGGCTCACATCAGCCCTGAAGAAGCAAGGTTGCTGAAAGCGCATGGTGGTTCTGGGACAATCAATCCTAATACTGGTTTGCCTGAGTATAAAAAGTTTTGGAAACAAGTAAGCGCATCTAATGTTGGAGCCGCAGTATCCAATCCAGTTAAAGCAGTAAAAGATGTAGTTGTTGAGCCAGTTTCAAAAACTTTAGCTAAAGTTGAAGATGTTGTAAAAGAAGAGATCTTAGCCAAGCCTGCTGGACAACTTCTTTTGATGGTGGCAATGCCTTATGCGGCGGCGTACATAGGCCCATACGTTGCCGCCGCTTTGCCAGCGGGAGTCTCTGCCGCAACAGTCACAGCCGTATCAACCGCTGTTGCGCAAACTGCTGTTGCTGTAGCTTCAGGCGTTCCTTTTGACAAGGCTTTAGAGTCTGCAATTATCAATTCAGCAGTAAATGTTGGTGCTGAAAAGTTTTCGCCTTATGTAAATGATTTAGTCAAAAACCCACAGATTGCATCGGCGATTACCAATGCATCGGCAACCGTTGCGCAAGGTGTAGCAACAGGACAATCAACTGAGCAAATTAAGGCGGCGTTGAGTGGCTCGCTTGCTGGGTCGACGGCGGGGATGTTGAACCTTGTGCCGGGCTACTCAGACCTACCCGTACCCGCCAAGAACGTCCTAAGCTCCACCATCCAAGCTCAGTTACTCAACAAGCCCATTGATGACGCCGCTACTCAAGCTCTTATTGCTTCTGGTCTGCAATCAACCGCAAACGGCGTAATTGCTTATAACAAGATTAGCAACAAGCTTGGAAGACCAGCGACGTTAGATGAGATACAAAAATTTGCTTTCTACTCTACGCCATCGCAAGTCAACAAAGACATTGACACGTACCTTCAGTCAAGAATTGTCACAGAAGATCAATTAAGGCAGTCTTTAGCTAAAGAGGGTTTTGTAAATTTAACACCTCAACAAATTGAGAAGTACGTCAAGACTGACGTTGATCAAGCTCAATTGTTGGAGCAAGCAAGAAAAGAAGCAGACCCATTTGCGACGACTGAAGAAGAGATTGTTAATTTCTTCAATGCTTATTTACAAAGAGACCCAACGCCAGAAGAGGTAATGGCGTTCAAAGGTCAATTTGAGGAAGCACAACAACTTACCAAGATGGAAGGGTATGTAGACCCATTCATCACTGATGTTGGTGAGGTTACAGAATTCTTTAAAGACAAGTTTGGACGTGATCCATCCGAGGCGGAGGCAAAGGCTCTTGCAACAACCTCTCCTGAGGACACTCTTAATACTCGTGCTGACCAAGCTATTCGAAAGGCAAATACAGAATCTTTTGAGTCATTAGCTGGATATAAGCCAGAAGAAGGCGGCATTGGAATTAACGTAGTTTCTGATCCGTTATTTGCCCAAGCACGTTTGTCTGAAATGGGCGATTTTGAACCTCCTCCTAAGCCTTTCAAAGATCTTGGTAAGTTAAATTTTGATCCGTTGCGCAAAGAAGCGTATTTGATTGACATTGATGCAAATGGAAATCAAAGGCAAATTAATGTCATCATTGATTCAGCAACAAATAAACTTGCATCGGCTACAGGATCTATAGAAGACGATGCTCGTGTAATGCGTTCGCTTGAGCGTATGGGTGTTAAAAACGCAACCATGCCAAGCGAAGTTTTGCGAGCATTAGCGCATTACAACCCAGATATTTTGAAGACTGAATATGTTTCTGCCGCTCAAAGAGCAAACATTACAAAAGAAGAAGCAAATGCTTTGCTTGGAATTTTTGATATTGAGGCAAAAACACCATCTCAACAAGCAAGCAAGCTATACAAGGCAACAGATGCGTTTAAGACTTTAGGAAAAGCTGGGCCATTAGGTACATTGTTTGATTTGCTTACATACACAGGTGAAGCTGGAGCACCAGAAGAAATTGAGTTTGAAAAATTACAACAAGCAAGACGTGAAGCCGCTCAATTGTGGGAGGCTTTGAACCCTGCTCCTCTAAAACCATTGACATCAATCGAAATTGATCCAAGTGGCAGAGATGTAACTACAGTTGTTTTGGACTACGACTCTCAAGGTCGACCTATAGAGTATTACGTCCCCACGCTTGTGAAGCCTCCTTCAGAAACTGACGACGCAAATGTCTTGGGATATGACTCAAAAGGCCAACAAGTTCTTCGTGAGAATTACATCATCAGAAGCGAATCTGGTGAGCCAATGAGGGTTGATCCTTCTTTGCAAACAAATCAACGTGTAACGCAAGAAGAATTGGATCAAGGAATTATTGGTTATGGACTTGACGGTCAACCAATCAGCTTAGAAAGATTATTTCCCAATTCACCAATTTCCAACGCAACAATTGTGCCTCCAAAAGAACCAACAGGCACTTTGCCTATTGACATTCCATATCCAAGCTTAATACCCAATTGGAAGCCTATTGGTTCAACTGATGATGGAACTGGTGGAACTGGTGAAATTGGTGGCGCACCTCCTCCTCTAAAGAAGCCCGACTACAGTCTCACCATTAATCCTGAAACTGGTAAGACTTGGGAGTATGTGGCTCCGCCTGAAGAAAAGACGCCTGATCGCAAACCTGTCAAGCCTAAGGTCATAAAAACCAAAACGCCTGAATTGCCTGAGGAGGTGTCTTTTGCCCAACAGTTCAATCCACAGGATTCAACATCTCTTGGTGTAGCTCCAAAACCGCTTAAGCCTACGTTCTTGGCGTCCCAAGAGACAAACGAACCCTTTGCCAGTCCGCTTGACATCGAGACTCCTGAAGAGACTCAAGAGACCATTCAGGCTCCACAAGAGTTCCAGACATTTGCTGAACAACAACCCTCAGATGTCGATCAGTTCAGAGAGTTGCTAAATCTGCAAAATGAGCAGATAGTTACGCCTGCTGAAGTTGAGCAGAGCCAATTTGCCCAAATGGAACAGCCATCGCCACTTTCACTATTAGATATGACACAACAAACCGCCCCTGAGATGCCTATGTACTACAAATTCGGACAACTTGGTGCGCCAGAGACCAGCCCTTACTACAAGTTTGGCGAACTCCAACCAATTGACAGCTTCTTTAACCCTGACTACCAAAACTTGCAAGCCGCAAGTGGTGGCTTGGTTACCCCGCTGATGGCGGCTGGAGGGGCTACAGGAACCCGCTACGGGCGCTACGCAGGTGGAGGTATGACCACACCCCTCATGGCGTCTGGAGGCAAGCTAAGGGTCGATTTCCGCCATGGGGACGCTGTTTCTGGCGAGGGCGATGGTCAGTCAGACGACATCCCTGCCATGTTGGCGGATGGTGAATTTGTGTTCCCTGCCGACGTGGTAGCGGCTATTGGAAATGGCTCAACAAAGGCTGGTTCGGATAAACTCTACGACATGATGCATGGGATTCGTGCTCACGTTAGATCAGCAAAACCACAAGATCTACCACCAGAGATCAAGTCCCCCTTAGATTTTTTGCATCGCAAGCCTAAAAAGGCAAGGAGTTAACCATGGCAGATATGTTCCAAGGCATTGCCGCACCAGACGTAACAACAAATAAGTCAACTGCCGTCACTGCGCCTCAATATTGGACTGACTACCAAGCGCAGTTGGCAAGCGCTGGTACAAGCGCTCTTAACAAGCCTGTGGGTCAGATGGTTGCTCCTTTAACAGCAATGCAAACGCAAGGATATGGGCAAATTCCAACTGCCGCCGCCTCGTACCAGCCCATGCTTTCCGCCGCAGAAGCCACCGCAGGCAAAGCCGCCGAGGGCATGTCTCCTGAGATGATTCAAAGCTTCATGAACCCCTACACCCAAAACGTGGTGGGCGAGATGGAGCGACTGCAACAGCAGAACATCCAACGCAACGTCATGCCTGCAATGAAGGCAGGCTTTGTTGGTTCTGGTGGTCTTGGTGGTCAACGCTACGCTGGCGCTTTGGGTCAAACCATGGCTGACATGCAAGCCAACCTCACTGGTCAACAGACTGGCGCACTGCAAAAAGGTTTTGCTGACGCAATGACAGCGGCGTACAACCAAGGCAACTTGTTTAACCAAGCGGCAACTACGCAAGGCAACTTGGCGGGTCAAGAGCAGTTGCTTGGGTTGACAGGCGCAGGTGCGTTGACCAAAGGCGGAGCAGAACAGCAGGCGTATGAGCAGTCGCTGATTGATGCGCCGCTCAAGAACGCAACAAACGTATCAGCATTGATGCGTGGGTACACACAGCCAACGACCACGACAGAAACGGCAACGGGCCCGATACCCGGCGTCTACTCCCCCTCCGTCATGTCTCAAATTGCTGGTCTTGGAACTCTTTTGGGTTCTGGCTTGGGCGGTGTTGTCGATCCTGTTACTGGCAAATTCACCAAAACAGGTTTCTTGTATGGCTTGCCAGACTTGCTCAAAACCATTTCTCCAAGCCTTCCAGATTTCACCAATATTTTCAAGTCATCAACGAATACTGGAGGTGGCGAAACCACCAATGTGGATAATGATGTGGGCCCCTAAGGAATAAATAATGGCAAAACTAGCTTTATCTCCATTGGCTGGTATCAACGAAGATGCGGATACCAAGTATCAAAGTGCTTTAGAGCGCATTCAAGCCGCTTTGACGGCTCGTGAAAACCCGTCCATTGATCCAATGATGTTGGCGATGGCGCAGGGGTTCTTGACCCCCGGTCGCACGGGCTCCTTCGCTGAAGGTTTAGGCGGAGCCGCTGGCAATGTTATTCCTGTCATGGCTCAAAGGCAAAAAGAAGCAATGGACAACGCTCAAATGCGTCTCCAGCTTGCCCAAGCCGAGCGTGAACAAGCAAATCTTACTGCCGCAACCAAGGAGTTTCGAGGCATTACCAGTGGAGTACCTTCCGTTGGTCAAACTTCTGCCACACCTACTGGTCAAACTTCTGCAACTCCTTCTGCTGGTGCGGACAAAGGTGTTGGGACGCCTCCTAATGTGTATCCAGTGACCATACAAAAGGCTTTGGATTTTGCCGCTAGATTCCCCAATCAAAAGGCGCTTGCTGAACAGCTTATGCAAGCCGCCAAAATGGGCTTGGATCGCTTTGCTATGTCCCAAAACGGCATTGTGTTTGACAAAATTTCTGGTCAGTATCTGAACATCGACATCCCCGGTCAAACCCAGTCCCCTTACAGCACCCCCTATGGCTCATTCAATATGACGCCAAACGATTACTCCAATTATCGTAAAGCACAAGGCGCAGGGCTTGGCAAAGAATGGATTGACGCTTATCGTGAAGGCAAGCCTTTTGACGTTGATTCTTTCAAATCATCTAGCGAGAAGCCTTCTGTTGAAAAGCCTGAAGCACCTAGTGATAAAGCACCCAAAATGCTTTCAATTTCAGAGCAAGAAACAAAAAACCTTGCTGAGAAAAAATTGGCAGAAAAAACAGCCGAGGCTACAGTTGACACAACCACGCAAGCTAAAACTCGAGGCTTTGCCGCAACTGGTTTAATTCCTTTGTACAACCGTGCGGAAGGCATTTTGAAGAAAAACCCAAAACTCAAAGAATCTTTGGGTGTATTGGAAAAAGGCGACTTCATGTCAGCCATTGGCACGGTTGCGGACGAGGGCGTTCAGGTTGGCTCGGTCAGAGTGAACATTCCATCTTTTCGCAAGATTGCTTCACAGTATTCGCAAGACCCAAAGACCATCAATGATCTTGCCGAGTTGGCGCAAATTGAATCTATGTGGCAGTTCCAACAACGCCAAGGTTTGGGTTCAGGTACATCCGTATCTAACTTTGAACAACAGATGGTTAACCAAATGGGGCCAAACATCAAAGACCCCTACGATGCATATCTCAGAAAACTTGCATTCATGAAGGCTAAAGCTGATTTTGATCGAGAAGTTGGGAAGAAACTTGTAAAGGGTGTTCAGTACGAAGATTTTGAAAACACACCAGAGTTTGAAGAAATTTTTGATAGGTATCAGAAGAAGATTATTCCAATTGTTTATGGTGCTGACACAACAAAAAAACCTAGCTCTTCCCGCTCACCAAAAGTCAGCCCAAATGCTAAAGCGGCCTTGGAAGCAGAGCTTAATAATTAAGGAATCACCATGGCTGAAGAACAAGCACCACTTGCATTCCTTAATGACCTGAATGAGTCGCAGACTCAGAACGCCACGTACATTGCAAAAAAAGCCAAAGAGATGGGTATCAACCCACGCTTGGCAGTTGCTATTGCTTATCGTGAAAGTAGATTGAACTTTGGCGTTGATGACGGTAAAGACGGTGAAGTTGGGGTCATGCAGGTCAAGGTTCCAACTGGCGAGCTTATGGGGTACAGCGAAAAAGATTTGCGTGATCCAAAAAAGAACGTAGAAGCAGGTTTATCGTATCTCAAGCAAGGAATTACAAAGTTTGGCGACCCCAAGTTGGCTGTTGTTGGTTACAACGCAGGCATGGATCACAAGTTCTTTGAAGATCCTGAAAACCACAAAATCCCAACTCGGACACGGGACTATGTAAAAGAGATCCAAAGTTGGGGAGGCTTTACCGAGCCCACAGCAAGCGCACCAGAAGAAGCCTCACCCGATGAGGAAGTAGTCGAGGATGAGGGTATGCGTGGGCCACCCGCTCCTGCGTCGAATATGGACTTCTTGATGAACAAGGCAAAGTCCATGTACGACAGCGGTGTTGACACGATGGCAAACATGACCGCCTCCGACTACATGAAGCTTGGTGGCGCTGGTCTTGGTGCGTATGCAGGCCCTCGTATAGGTGCATCCATAGAGAACATACAAAAAGCCGCCAATTCCCCATTGTCTGGTGGTGACAAGTGGCGACAAAATTGGGCTGGGCAGGGTGGTCAACCCACGGGCGCAAGCGTTCCTGAGGCTTCTGCGGCGTACCAACGATCCAAGGGTCAGGGCAAGGTGTCTGGGCGAGTCAGCCAAATGTATGGGCCTCCAAGCAAGCCCCCCGAGCCCGGCGTCTTCCGTGCGGGTCGCCTCTCCCTCCCCAACCAACCCGTCAGCCCCATCAGCCAAACTGGTCAAACCATTGGCAAATACGCTGGCGCTATGCTTGACTCGCCACTTGGGAAAAAGGTTACTGGCGCTTTGGGTGGCTACGGAGCCGTCACACAGGGCATGGAAGCCGTCGACCAAGCTAGGAAGGGTGACGTGGCGGGTGCAACGATTTCAGGCATTGGTGCGCTTGGCAACGTCCTGACAGCCATCCCTCAGACTCGACCTGTTGGCATGGGTTTGAGCACTTTGACGCCTGCCGCTCAATGGATGCTCCAACATGCAAGAAAAATGTCCCCCGAAAAAGCGCAAGAAGTTTTGCAAGGGCAAGACCCATATGCAAACCCGTTTGGATATTAAAAATTGGGTGTCTCCCCCAATGCTCCGCAGTTGCCACGATGGAGCTTTTCCCCCAGTCTGAGTGCTGGGGGTTTTTTTATGCGTTACCAGCCGTACAGTTCATAAGAATGTAGGTTCTTTTATTCATTTCTTCGATGTCATCCATCGCTGTGGTGTACCCTTGTTCCCACACCAAGCGTAAAAGCTTTGCCTTGGTAGTCTCCTCAGTACGCTCGCCACGGTCGTAGGACTTCGACAAGGCTTCTAAGTCCTTGTCGTTCCACTCCAGTTCCCCAGAGTCATTAATCTTCACCAATAGGAAGTTTTCCAAGGTTGTCAATTGCTTTGTCAAACATGGCGAGATTGTCTCTTGAATTGGGCTCATCTGTAAACTCAATGTTAAAGGTGTTGTCTCTGACGATGTAATAGCGTTGCGCATCTGCTGACATTTGCTTGAGCATGTCAAGGAAGATTGGAAGCATTTCAGGCGACCAATCCTCCCCAAACAACGCTGTGATGAAATCCTCAGGCGTCAAAGCTTGCTTCGTTTTTCGTATAAAGCGGTGGCAACATCAGGGTTCAAAGACTTTACAAAGTTCACGCACATTGCCAACTCCATGCGACGAATTGCAGGGAGTGCCGCCTTGATAAACCCATCAGCAAGCTTCATGAGATCATCTTCAAGGAAAGAGTAGTTCTCATCCAAGTAAATCTTTCTGAAGGCTTCGTTGACCTCTTCTTTTGTGATGTATGGGTTGTTCATTTCTTTTGTCCTCGTGGCTTTCGTTTAGCCATAATCTTTTTGCCTTCAGGTGTTTGAGTCCAATGGGGCTTTTTGGGTTTATGCTGAGCTTCAGATTGACTAGGTGGTTTAAAAAAATCTGGTATTGACTCAAGTTGCTCCTCTTCAGCCTCACAAAATCTTTCATCCAACTCTTCGTAATATTGAAATAAAGCCTCACGAATGAAGTTCAATTCATTTTTTGTAACTCTAATTTTCATGTCGTCCATTTTTTACTCCTTAACGAAACCAAAGATAGAAGCCGTGCAATATCCCTATGGGGAAGAAGATTGCGCCAGCAACGAGAAACCCCCACATTGCTTGTGCAAAGCAAGTGAAGATATGGGTAAGCCATGCAATGAAGCAGGCAATACCTAAAGCGCCAAGCCAAAAGTCTGAGTCCATCTCAAGCCTCCAATGCAAGTTGATCGGGATCTTTGTACGCCTCGACCTTGATGCCCTTGCCAAGGGCTTCAATTAGGTCATTCTGAGACGCCACACGCACAGTGAACATGTGATTGGCAACATGAGTTAGGGCTTGTTGACGTACTGACGCCTTGACCAAGCGAGTCTCCCCGCTATGGGTTCCTACGATGTAAACACGTTGTTGAGTTGCCACGATGATTTCCTTTTATTTGTGTTGATTTTTGGCTTGCCAGTAATTCAGCAAACCCTGAAACATTGCCCAACCACGGGCAAGATCTTCTTGTGACCATTTGTTGATGACCACGAGGCCCGGCACAGTGACCGAAACAAACACGTTCGCACAGTCAGCGTTCGGCAGATCTACACCCACCCTATACGCCGCCAATTGCATCATGTGCTCGTCATAGCCTGCCACCTTCTCTGGGTCGCTGAACTCCTTGGTCTTGATGTCGAGCACCAATCCACGATCTTGGTAGTTGGGCGTATACAAGTCCAATTTGCCGCCAAACCCAAGCTCATGAGCAAAGGATTTTTCAGGTTGGAACTCGGTAACGCCAAACTCCTTCTCGATCTCTCGATAGACACCTGCTTGGTGGTCAGCAAACTCCGCATGCATAACACCTGAGTACATGCTCTCCACGGCTGTGTGGACGGCTGTACCACGCTCTGCCGCCATCTTGGCGTGTTCCTTAGAGTCACGTTGGATACGAGCGATGAACTCTTCCTCAGGCTCGTCAGGAACTCGTGGGAGGGTCAAGGCGGCGAGCATCATTTGGTTGAGCTTCCACGCCTCCAAACTTGGCGAGGCGGCGCTCTTGATGATGGTCGTCACCGAAGGCACAAGGCTCATCTTTCGTGCGTCTCTAAGGGTCGTGGATCGCTCCTTGCCGTTGGCTCCAATCACGCTGTAGGTTGGCTTTCCATCCTTGGCGTACCAATGGTTGGACTCAGCCGCTCTTGCAACAATTGTGGTCATTTCGTTCTTTCAGTAGGTTTTCAGTTTGGGTGCGCAGGTGATGTCAAAGATGATGTCAGTGGCAAACCCATTGATTTGGCGTTTGGTGGTGAGGACAATGGCACGAAGACCACTACCCTCACACTCCTGTACGGCGTTGATAACTTCGTTGCGGGACATTCCCTGCACCTGTTTGTCAACAATTAAGGTTTGGACTGGCGGGGACGTGCTGTTGGAAGGGTTCCCAACACTGGCGTTCCACGACGATCCAGCGGCACAACCGCTGAGTAAAAGCACAAGGAATATGTTTCGCATAAAGGCTCCTTAAAAGGGTACGTCGTCCGCCATGTCGTCAAACCCAGAGCCTGCCTGAGGCGTTGGGGTGGCGGCTTTGGCTCTCCACTCTGGCGACTCTTGGATGATCTTCTTGAGGTAATCAGAGAAGCCCTCAAACATTGCCATGTCAGGGTTGCTGATTTGGAAGATCCTGCATTGGTTATGCCCTTGTGGAAGCCCATTGAGCTTGATGGCGCTTGGCACAGGGGTAACAGCAGAGACGTTGGCGTACACACCTTTGCCGTTCTTTTTGGGCTTGTGGGTGATGTTGACCATGCACCACTTGTCCAATAGGTTTTTCAGGTCAAAGCGACGCTGTTCTTCCTCAGTAAAGGGCTTGCTCCTCCACGACTGCAGGTCAAGGCGTAGGTTGGCTTTGTCAGCCCAAGATAAGGTGTAGTCCTTGGTGACAATCAAGGGTTCGTTCTTGTCGGTCACAAGGGGCTTGTTGTCTTCGTCGTCTCCATGCACCTCCCAATGAATCTTGATCTTGTGCAAGAACTTGACGTTGCCCTCAAACTCGGTCTTTTGGGTTCCAAGGTCAACGATTTGGTAGCACCGAGCTAGGTGCATTCCCGCAGGTACGGGCTTGAATGATGTTCCAGTGTCTTCTACTATCATGGTTTTCACTTTCTAAAAGTTTCAGGTCTTCGGTTAATCCCCAGAGTTGGTACTCCAGTTGTGCATCAGGATCGGCAAGCCACTCCTGATATTGCTCTTCTAAGGTCATGTCAACCTCACTAAATTGATTGAGCGAGTGTCTACTTTGTAGAACCTCTCGCCCTTGGCGATGTACATGTTTGGAGACTCCAACAAGGGAGACGCCAAGACGACTCGGTAATCGCAAATGAATGCTCGTGTACCGTAGCAATTGACTGACACCAATACGGTGTGCAGATCGTTGGTGAGAAGTTTCTTTTTACGCTCAGGGACGTGGAGCGAGTCAAATGGGAAGATGCTTTCTTTCCAAGACTGTCTGACCTCAACCTCGACGTAGCCAATCTTGTCGCCATCGTCATAGGCAATCAGATCCACCCCATACTTGTCTGGGTTGTTTCTAAGCTCTATTCCTTGGTTGGCGTAGTATTTGATGATCCTGTCCCTTCCAAAATTGTCGTATTGGTCGTGTAATTCCTGATCGAACTGCTTTCTTATGGTCGCCATACGAACAGGTCAAGGACAAGTACCACCATGGCAATAGCCAAAACAATGCTGAGTGCAAGCTTGGTGTTTCGCCGCATGGGGTGGATAAATGGGTAGCTGTCGCTTTGATCTTGGGGAAAAGCTTCTTTCAGGGTGCGTGGGTAGCATCTGAAGACTGTTGCCAAATGCCTTTGATCGGGCGGCAACGCATTGCGAATGTGGATTTTTTTCATCTGTTTCCTTCAAAGACCGCCGTATCGGCGTGAACGAATTAGAACACAGATTTAACACCGTGTTTAAATTGTTGAGTGAAATTGAAGGGCTTTATCAAACACCAAGTTAAGGTATACTGCGCTCCATGACATTAATTGAGTATTTTTCTACCGAGCCTCGTGGGGCAAAAGCGGAGATGGCTGAGTACCTCGACATCACGCCCACCTACATAAGCTTGCTGATTCACGGCAAACGTCGTGCGTCTCCACACATGGCGATTAATATCGAGATGGCGACCCAAGGGTTGGTCACCAGACGAGACTTGCGCCCAGATTTGTACATCGTATTGGACAAGATTGCACAGGAGTCCGAGACGGTGTAAGATGGTTTGGAAGACGGCTAGACGAGGATTGATCCCCTCGTTGAAAAGGGTTTCACCTTCCCCTGCCGAAACTTCCTTCAAAGGTGACTTTTAAAAAGGTGCAACAAATGAAACGTCCTGCTTTTCAGTTTTACCCGTCCGACTGGCTACGGGATACAGCCCTACGCTCCTGCTCAACAGGCGCACGAGGATTGTGGATCGACATGATCTGCTACATGCATGAAGGTAATCCTTACGGTCACTTGAAGGTTGCCGACAAGGTTATCCTTCCACCCAACCTTGCACGTATGGTTGGGGAAACCTTAGAGGTTGTCGAAGGTTGGTTGGAGGAGCTTCGTCATGCTGGCGTGTATGACATTGACGAAGATGGAAGCATCTACTCACGTCGGATGATCAGGGACGAAAACCTAAGACAAATAAGGGCAAATGGGGGTAAGCTTGGAGGTAACCCTAACCTTAAACCCAAAGATAAGGTTAACCTTAAGGATAACCAAGAGGTTAAACAAAAACCAACCCCTTCATCTTCATCTTCATCTTCATCTACAAAGAATATATATACCGATGCATTCGAGGAGTTCTGGTCAACATATCCATCGAAGACAGGTAAGGGTGAGGCATACAAGAGTTGGAAAAGAATCAATCCTGATAAACAACTTATAGAAACCATCCTCTCCTCGATTAACACCTACAAAGAGTCCAAGCGAGTAAAAGATGGGTTTGTGAAGAATCCCGCCACTTGGCTGAACCAGCGGTGCTGGGAGGACGAGGTCGAAGTTTCTGTTGCCACATCTGCCTTTGCTGGAGACATCTGATGAAAAATCATCACCGCATCATCGAAATGCGTCGATCAGGACAAAAGCCCACTATGGTTTTTCTGACCGACTACCCTGAGCAAGACAGCAAATGGTCGATGGACACCGACCACATTGAGGTAAACGTCTTCCACGATGTGCCAGAACGGGCTGATTTGAGGTTTTTGATTGGATTGAGTGTCACCATCACCGCAAGCTCAAAAGATCGTGCCAAGGCGTTTTTTGACGCTTGTGTGCAGGCTGGGGCCAACACGGTCTCTACTTGCTACCACCCAAACGAGAAGGACAACTACTTTCGCTTGTACACCAAGGAAGGTTTTGACAAAACAACAGAGGACAAGCACAGCTATGAATCTTAATCTTGTACCTGACGACATTGACTTTGCGTCATACCTCGAACTGACCGACGCCAAGGCTAAGGTCAAGAAGGCGTCTCTATGGATAAAAGACCTGAAAGATGACCTTATCGACCACAAGGAAGTCAAACAAATTTGCCTGCCTTGGGAAAAGACCAAGAACCTGTTTAACTTTCGTGCGGGTGAGGTCACCTTGTGGTCAGGACAGAATGGTCACGGCAAGTCCTTGATGACCAGTCAAATTGCCCTGAGCCTAATTGGTCAAGACCAAAGCGTGTGTATTGCAAGTTTTGAGATGAAACCCTTGACCACCTTGAAGCGCATGGGACGCCAGTTCATTGGCATGAACCCCTATGCTGAGGAATTCCAAGGGGATGATGGCATCAACACCCTCAAGGGCTTGTACGACGAGTTTGGTGGGTGGATCGAGAAGTGGCTGTGGTTTTACGACCAACAGGGCAGTGCCGACACCCAAACCGTGTTGGGTATGGCGAAATACTGCGCCGAGGAGTTGAAGATCAAGCACATCTTCATTGACTCGCTGATGAAGTGCGTAAAGGGGGAGGACGACTACAACGGTCAAAAGAACTTCATCGACACCATCACAGCGATTGCTCGTGACACTGGATGCCACATCCACCTTGTCCACCACCTTCGCAAGCCCAAGGACGAGAACGAAGTCCCTGATAAGCACGACAACAAGGGTTCAGGGTCGATAACCGATCAGGTGGACAACGTGATGTTGGTGTGGCGCAACAAGCGTAAGGAGGATGACGTCAAGCTCAAGGGGGCCAAGTCAAACCACAGCACAGAGCCTGATGCCCGACTTTTGTGCCGCAAACAGCGCAACGGCGAGCACGAGCCAACGATTGCCCTTTGGTACAACACCGATTCTCAGCAGTACCTTGCGAGTGACGGTGACGCTCCAATGCGGTTTTACGCTGACTTCTGATGTTTCCTGAGGATCACCTTGAGGAAATGACCAACCACTACGCTCGATTGGCTTTGGAGCAGGGGTGGTTGGAGTACACCCGTCATCGAGTCTCTGAAGTGCAAAAGATCAAGATGTACAAAGGCTTGGGTGAGCGGGTGAAGATCCGCATGGAGGAAATTAAAAATGCAAATAGTTCTGGACTTCCCGCCAACGGACTTGTTCCCTAACAGATCCAAGGGCAAGCATTGGGCGGTGATGCACAAAAGCAAGACAACCTACCGTGAGTCCAGCTATTGGCTCACCAAACAGCAGGCAGGAGATTGGAAGCATGCGGGTGGCGATCTACAACTTACCCTCACCTTCCACATGCCTGATAAGCGCCACAGGGACGCTGACAACTGCCTAGCCGCCGCCAAGGCTGGACTTGACGGCATGGCTGACGCCTTGGGTGTCAATGATCGCCACTTTCAACCCATCACCATATTCCGCATAGCTGGCGCAAGCAAAGGGCTACTTATTGCCGAATTTGACCAATCCTTTAACTCTGTGTTAAAGTTAATTCCTCATCAACAAGAGAGACCAATATGAATTCAACCTACACACGCAACTCGCTGATCCATCAGGCTATGGAGTCCTTGGATCGCCTTCCACGCTCACCTGAGCAACTTAGAACCAATCTTGCCAACATTTCAATTGGTCGTTTCAATGAGGCAGTGACGGAGCCATTGTTGCGAGATGGATTGGTAAAAAACGAAAACGGTGTGATGGTGCTCACCGCATTGGGAAGAGAGAAGATCAGTCAGCTTGGGATGACAAAGATAAAGCTCCCAGCGTCCCACAAAAACTCCATCATGAACGTCCCATACGACGGAGCGGAATTAAGGATCAAACCTGTACGTATAGGTGCTGACCAACACGAGAGCTTCCCAAGTCGAGAAGGAGGCCAATTGCGCTATCGAGATGGACGTGTTGAGGAGTTGGCATGACCGAATCAAGATACATAGACCCCGAGGACGAGGCGTTCAACGAGATTGAGCGCAGAGCAAAGCAACGCATGGAGTCTGTGAAGGTGGCGGTGCATACGCTTACGGAGTATCAGCGTGGGTATGAGACTGGGTTCATTGATGGAATGCAAAAGCAAGCGCAATCAAGCGTGGACAAAGCGGTTAATGCAATGTCACAGCGCACAGAGCAGTTAAAGGCATGTGTTTATTGCGGTCAACTTGTCATCAAGGAGAAGAACACATGATTGACAAACTCATTCTCAGTGCAGTGCTGGGCGTGGTGGGGTTCAATGGGTTATTTCCTGACCCGCCACAGCCTGTGACTTCTTGGCAGTTACAAGTCAAAGCAAAACAAGCATCCAAAAGTGAAATGTGTGCAAAAAAGAAAAAGAGCAAGACCGTAAAAAAACTATGTGAAAGGTGGGGGAAATATGAGTGAAATGATTGATCCAAATCAGGCGATTGACTACATCATTGCCAAGTCGGGCGAGTATGCCCAAGCAAGAGCCGAACGCATTTACATGGAGGAGCTTCGCAAGACCATCAAGGCAGAGCTATGCAAGACAGCCTTGCATCATGGGTTTGAGGCGGTAAACGCCCAAGAGAGGGAGGCATACAGCGACCCCAACTACAAAAAGCACCTTATGGCGATCAAACAGGCCGTGGAGGCCGAGGAAAAGCTTCGGTGGATGCTGATAGCCGCCCAAGCTCGAATCGACGTATGGCGGTCTCAGGAGGCGTCCAATAGGGCTGTTGAGCGCATGACCCTGTGAACGAGAAGGAATGGATGAATGCCGTGGCAGAGCTTGGCTGTGGCATGTGCAGGCGCATGGGGTACGGCGAGACCCCTGCCCAACTGCACCACCCACGGGAAGGTGTTGGGATGGCGCAACGCCAAAGCAATTGGTTGGTGATCCCCCTGTGCCCTGCCCACCACACTGGCTCCAAGGGTTGGCACGGCACGAGGGATGACTTTAAGCGCCACGGCGTGGATGAGTTGGACATTCTTGCCGACACTATCGAACTGATAGCAAAAAACCACACTTAGGGTAAATCCCTACAAAAATAGTTGGGAAACCTATTGCAATCCTTTAACACGGTGTTATAGTTACATCACTGCAACATCGCAGGAACGTAAAAAGGAAACCAAATGAAAAACGATCTGCCCTTCACCAAAGTCGACACCCTCGGTTCACTCTTGGCTCAAATTGCCGACCTTACCGCTCAGGCTGAAGCAATCAAAGACGAGATCAAAGATCTTGGCTCCATGAATCTTCTACCCACAAAAATTTCTAACAAAAAAGAAGTTCAATTCCTAGAGGGTGCGTTGTTCAGTGCCACCTATATACCAGCCAACAAAACCTTGTTTGACAAAGAGAAGTTTGTCGCTGAGTTTGGCGAAGCCAAATACTTGGAGTACACCAAGGTGTCCTGCTCCTTCTCTGTCAAAGTAACTTCACGTTAATCGGAGGCCAACATGACTGACGCAAAGAAAGATTTTGGCAAAGTGTCCCACCACACTTACTTTGACCCAATGGTTCACAGCACGGTGGATGACATGTGTTTTGTTTGTTTGCATGAGTTGGACTTGCATGCAGAGGGCGAATACTGGCATCCCATCAAGGTGCGTCGAGACTTGTTGAACTTTATCAACAAGCATGGCACTGACTATTACAAGAGCGAGGCTCTGCGCCAATTCAATCTTGGCAAAGACAAGCGCAAAGAAGACAGCTACATCTAATCAACCAACGGGGGCCTAGCCCCCACTAAGGAATCATCATGAGCATCAAAGTCGAATACATCCAAACACTCAAAATGTGGAGAGCAGAGTACCGTGACGAGGTTGGCACTCTTGGCTTGGGCTTTACTGCCCAAGACCGTGATGACGCCATCTTTGGTCTTGGCATGCAGATGGGACGTGAGCCAGAGAAATTCAGTCGTCCATTGGGCGAATACTTCAACCAACAAGACTAAACCAAACGGGGGCTACAGCCCCCATAGGAGAACACCATGACAGTTATTGCAGAAACAAAAACAATCGGAACCGACAACGGTATTGGCGACATCTTCCTTGCTGATGTTCAATATAACGATGGCAGTGTGGGTCGTGTCGTTGTTTACGGAGGCAACCTTCAGGGGGCTTCACGCCTACTCAATTTGTACAAGAATATTTATGGCTTTGTCGTCACCAATTTATCTTGAGGGGGTCACCATGAAGCGCAAATACATCAAAGCCTACAACGCCCTCAAGAAGCTGGGGGTTCCCGTCTACGTGCGTGACGACATGGATGGGAGGTTCCAGATCAGCGCCGAGGAGCCTGACAGCTTCAAGTGGCTGGACTATTACGAGGGATACCGCATCATCGGTTGGTCGTTCGGCGTTCACCCCAAGATTGACAACATCCTGCATAACTGTGGCTTGCATGCCGAGTGGATCAATGCTGGCGAGTTGGGGGTGTACGAGAATTAATTGGGGAGGGTAGGGAAATCCCCTATCTAATCCTTTAACAATCTGTTATACTAATCCCTACTGCGATGTTGCAGGAACGATAAGGAGATAGACATGGATACATTCAGCGGAACAGGTTTCGACGACATGGCTGATGACTTGGGTGCGGTTTACGCAACTACACCCGTTGCCACTGCCACCAAAGAGGTTGTGTACTTCGAGCAGAACTGCCCCAAATGCACAGGCTCTGGCATGTACTACGGCGCAAGCCGCTACGGCATGCGGTGCTTCACCTGCAAGGGTTTGGGCAAGCTGTCCTTCAAGACTTCCCCTGCTACCCGTGCCAAGGCAAAGGAATCTGCACAGCGTCGTGCAGTTGCCAAGGCTGATGCCCAAGCCGCCAAAGCGCAGGAATGGAAAGATGCCAACCCCGCCGAGACCGCATGGATGGAGTCTAGCGCCCCTCGTTTCGAGTTTGCTCAGTCCATGTTGGACGCCCTCAACAAGTACGGTCACCTCACCGAAAAGCAGATGGCTACCGTCCAACGCCTGACCGTGCAAAGCGCCGAGCGCCAAGCTCAGTACCAAGCAGAGCGTCAAGCCAAGGCAGAGACCGCCCCAGAACTGTCTGTAGAGGCCATAGAGGTGGCTTTCAAGACCGCCAAGGACGCTGGTATCAAATTCCCCAAATTGCGCCTTGAAGGCTTTGTTTTCAGCCCTGCTGGCGAAAAGAGTGCAAACGCTGGCGCTGTGTACATTAAAAACAAAGAAGATGGCGTGTATCTGGGTAAGGTTATGGGCGGCAAGCTCTTCACTTCCCGTGATTGCACCGCTGAAGCCAAAGATCGCATCGTGGCGGTGGCTACTGACCCCAAGCAAGCCGCCATTGCTTACGGTCAGAAGTTTGGCTCCTGCGCAGTGTGTGGTCGTGAGTTGACTGATGGTGACAGCGTCAGTCGTGGCATTGGCCCAATCTGCGCTGAAAAGTACGGCTGGTAAACAACGGGGGCTTGCCCCCAATTTAAGGAAACATCATGACATCAACATCCGAATACAGTCGAATCTTTGACAGCGGCATTGACTTTGCCGTGAGCGCCATCAACGAGCACTGCAAGACCGAATACAAGTCTTTGGCAGAAGCCATCATTGCAATCCAAAAACTGCAACAAGAAGTTAAAGAAGCAAAGGAGTCAACATGAGCAATGAATTGGAGTTTCTCATTAAAACTCATGAAGGCAAGCACAATGTCCGAGTCAGTCGCAATGATGATGGCGTGTGGTTTAGCCTGTTCATGTCGGGTTGCAATGCTTACACTACCCTCACAAAGGCGCAAGCCCAAGAGTTGATTGACGCCTTGACTGCTGTCGTAAAGGGGTAAAATATGTGGGACTACCTGATGATTGTTTTCTTACTTGTATTGGGGACAATCATTGGGATTGCCTCAATCGCCATATTCATCAACTTGATTTGGTTTCTAGAAAATGGAGAAGACAATTGAATCCATCACAACCTACGCCTCATCAGTTCGTGGAGATCACGGGAGTCGAGGACTCAAAGTCACTTGGGGAAAAGCTTATCGGTGTTCAGCTTGCGGACGGGTATGGACTCTTCGGACAACAGCAGAGTCCCACGAGTGCGGAGGAGATATGGAGCGTGGAGTTCTGTCGCCAAAACCCCGAGAAAGCCTCTGAGGCCATCAAAACCCTTCAGATGATGCTTGACGCCATAGAGAACGAGCTTAAGGAAATCATGGCGATTGTGAGCAAATAGGATTCCATGTAAACTACAGGTTAAAGGAGCCGTTGAAATTATTATGGCAACACAACCAAAACACGCTGGTGGGCGTCCATCCAAATACACCGAAGAGCTTGGCATAAAGATCTGCGCACTGTTAGCCGCAGGTACGCCCGTTACGAAGATAGTTCTATTGGATGACATGCCTAGCCAACAGACTGTATATACGTGGTTACGCAAACACCCTGAGTTTCTTGAGTTATACGAGATAGCAAGGCAGGATCTTGCCCATACGATGGCGAATCAAATCCAAGAGATCATTGACGAGAAACCCCTACAGATCGTGGATGAGGCAGGCAACATCAAGTACGACTCAGGCAGTATTGCTGACAAACGCCTACGCATGGATGGTCGCAAGTGGCTAGCCGCCAAGTACCTTCCCAAGGTCTATGGTGAGCGCACGGTGGTGGCTGGTGACGCTGAAGCGCCTATGAACCATAAGGTGACCTTCGACGCCTTCGACACGGTGATTGAGGCGCTTGAGGCTCGTAGGCAGGCTAAGGCGCATGGCTGATGACCTCATTACTCTGCTCAAGAACGAGGGAGTCAGAGAGCAGTATGCCAACCTCCCCCCAGAACTCAGAGCCGCCTTCGATTGGCGAGTCAAGTGGCTGTCCCAAGCCCATGACCACCAAATTACCCCGCCCGACGATTGGTGGACGATATGGCTCCTGTTGGCTGGTAGGGGGGCTGGGAAGACCAGAACAGCCGCTGAACAGATAGGGTGGTGGGCTTGGACGGAGCCAAACACTCGATGGTTGGTAGCCGCCCCCACCTCCGCTGACGTTCGTGCCACCTGCTTTGAGGGTGACTCTGGGTTGTTGGCGGTGATCCCACCCATCCTCATAGCTGACTACAACAAGACCGCCCACGAGCTACGCCTTACCAATGGCTCCCTGATCAAGGGCATTCCCGCCTCTGAGCCTGAACGCTTTCGTGGCCCTCAGTTCCACGGTGGGTGGTGTGACGAGCTAGCCGCATGGGACTACCTCCAAGAGGCATGGGATCAAATCATGTTCGGCGTTCGCCTTGGTAAGCACACTCGCCTTATTTGCTCTACCACCCCCAAGCCCAAGGACTTGATCGTCGAGCTTGTCGGTCGAGAGGGTGAGGATGTGGTGGTGACAAGAGCCAGCACTTACTCCAATCTAGCGAACCTTGCACCAAGCTTTCAAAAGCAGATCCTTCAGTACGAGGGAACGAAGATCGGTCGACAGGAGATCCACGCCGAGATCCTTGACCCTGAGGATTCTGGCATCGTCAAGAGGGAGATGTTCAGGCTGTGGCCCAACGGCAAGCCCTTCCCCAAATTCGAGTACATCGTGCAGTCCTATGACTGCGCCAGCAGTGAGAAGACACAAAACGATCCGACCGCCTGCATCACGTTTGGGGTGTTCAAGCCCTTGGATGGCCCAATGAGCGCCATGGTGATCGACTGTTGGCAAGAGCACCTTCAATACCCAGATCTGCGCCCCAAGGTGATCGACGAGTACGCCATTGTGTTTGGCGAGGGTAAGGAGGCGAAGAGGGTTGACTTGATCTTGATCGAGGACAAGTCGGCGGGTATAGCTCTTATACAAGACTTGAGGCGTGGGCACTTGCCTGTCGTGCCGTACAACCCGGGCCGAGCGGACAAAGTCCAACGCCTAAACATTGTGTCCAACATCATCGCTCGTGGGCGTGTGTGGATACCCGAGAGCGACAATAGGAAGGGCTACGTCAAGGCATGGGCTGAGGGCTTCGTGAGCCAAATATGCTCCTTCCCTGACGCCAAGCACGACGACTTTGTGGACGCCTGCACACAAGCCTTGCGGTATTTGCGGGACTCTGGGTGGATCGACATTGACGGTGCGCCACCAGAGCTTTATGATGAGGACGACTACGCTGACAGCCAACAAGGGAAGAAGAAGGGTAACCCTTACGCTATGTAGGTCAATTTACAGCAGGGTAGCTCAGTCTGGTGGAGCACTCGGTTCATACCCGAAGGGTCGGAGGTTCAAATCCTTCCCCTGCAACCATCATGTACAAAAATCGGCAATAAGTAAACATGACGCTTGACTCATGTACAAAAAACAAAAAATTTTGTACATGTTGACATGTCGTGAGATGTGTTGATAGAATTTGATCCAAGTTGCAAGGACGTGGAACTCTAAGCAATAAAGCCGTTAAGCCAGACTCCGACCCCTTTGGGGTGCGTATCCTTAAAAAGATGCGGTTCCACCGGGGTCTGCCTTAACGGTTTTTTGTTTTCCACGCCTGCCGTACTCCACACGAAAGTAATGAGTCTGCATGGACTGCTTGGAAGAGAACACCGCACTCTGATACACCCGCAGAGCTAAATGCGACCAGCGTTGGTTTGGCGACTGGTAAAGCACACGGTAACTCAGGTGGACAAGTTAGGCCGTGTGTATAAGCGAACAAACTCGTCATGCGCACTTGGGGCTTATTGATTCATCAATCAGTCTGGAGCGGGAAGGATACCCTCGTATCCACCCTAGCAGAGCCTATGGACTTGATCGCCCTGTGCAGGTATGATCCAACAACTTCAATACCGAGGTCGCTATGCCCCTCTACCCCAAGCTGTCAAACCAAGCAATTGAACGCTCAGAAGGGTTTGACCCTTATGTCCCTACACCGCTTTCGGGTGCATATAGCCGTAGGCAGGCAGAGCAAAGGAAGGCTGACGCTAAGGCAAAGGACATGAAGTATTCGCCTTTGGATAAGGCGGTTGCTGGCTTAGAGTCAGCGATGATGATGGGCTCCATGATGTTTGAGTCGATCCAACAAGCGCCCAAGCTCCTGCAAGGTGAAGACGCATACGCCTCCGCTATTGGCAATCGCATGTACCAACCACGCATGCATCCAGAGAAGTCTGCTGAGTACATCGGTGACCTTATCGACTTGATGGACAAGGCGCAGACCGAGTACAAGATCCCACCCATCATGCCCGAGCTTGCAGTCTTTGCCCCATTGATGCAAGCCGCCAACCAACAAGTTAAACAAGGTGTTAATCAAGCCGCCACCCGATCAGGCATGGCTTTGGAGAGGTCGCTTGAGAAGCCTGTGACCAACATTATGAATCGTGGTGGCTTTGGCGCTCAGATGCTTGGCTCATTTGACACTCAGCCTGCTCAGGTGATTAAGAATAAGGGTGGCAATTGGTTGGGCGGTAACTTAGCTGGTGGTGTAGATAAGCGATTGAAGTCGTTGCAAACGCCAACCATTGCAGGTGAAACGCCAGCCCAACGTATACCCAAGCATGAAGCTTTGCTGAACGACCCAACATTAAATCAAGACCAAATTGATAGGGTGCGTTACCAACTGGAGCAAACTAAAGGTGAAGCCGCTATAGACAAGTGGATCGAGAGCAACGTAGGCAACTACGTCAAGAAAGAGATGGGGACGCCTGAAGACCCAGTTCGCTTAATGTTGGAGAAACGTGCGCAGGAGATCGAGGCTCAGTTCCAAGTTGACATGAATCGTGCGCAACGTACACGAGCTAGGGCTGAGGTAGAAACAGACCCAGACAAGCAGGCCACCCTGATGCGTCGAGCAGATCAACAAGAGGCGCAGGCAAATGCAGACAGAGACTTTGCAAACGAGTATGCAACCCACTTGCCGCCAGATGAGTACGGCCCTGATGAAGACGCCTTGATCGATCTTCAATCCAAGCGTGAGAAGGCAGGCTTTGCGCCCGAAGGTATGGCTAAGTCAGAACCAGCACAGCGTTGGGAGAACATCTCCGACGAGGCGCTTGACTCTATTCGTGCTGGTGACATCCAAAAGCAACAAGCTATGCAAGAGCAGTCAAAGCAGGCAAATTTAGCTTTTGACAAACTTTTCAATGAAATTGACGAAAAATATTCTGTTGAACTAAGAAAAAAATTGGAAGAAGCAGGCATAACATTTGATGATCAGAATTTTATGAATGTCATCAAATCAACGCCAATCACAGACAAGGCAGAATTCCTTGGCTTAGGGGATCAATTCAAAAAATTGCGCCAAGAATCTTTCAATGCAAATAGGACGTTCAGCAGTGGGCTTCAGGAGATTGGCGAAGAAAACCCATTCGTATATAAAGTTGATCCTGAGACCAAGCTTTATCAAGCATACCTTGGCGACCTTGGTATTGACCACGTTGTTGACGTCATCAAGCAAGACGTAGCGGCTGGTCGTATTCGACCTGAGCAATTGAGCAAGCTCACCATGGATCAAGCCATCAAGCGTACCGCCGACTACAACAAAGAGCTTGCCCAAAAGATGAACGCCGAAAAAGCGGCGGCTCGTGAAGGGTTGCCTATCTTCAAAGAATATCCACAAGGGTATCGTTGGATCGAGTTGAACAAGCCCGGCGCATTTAACGCAGAGTCCGAGGCCATGGGCCACTCTGTTAAGGGCTATGAGCCACCCAAGGGCCACCCAGATTGGGTAGAGGGTTCTGGTGACTCTGGTAGCTACGGATATGGTTACGGAGGTTGGGAAGCTATTAAGTCAGGCAAAGCAAAGGTTTATTCATTGGTCGACTCCAAGGGCCAGCCGCATGCAACTGTGGAGGTTGGTCAAGCCGAGCCTAAGGAAGCCGCATTAAAAGCCATGCCGCAAGAAGTGCAGGACGAGTTCAACAAAAGAATTGACAACTGGATTGGTAGTATTGATTATGTTCCTTCTCGTGAAGAGATCATGCAAGAAACAAAACGTCTATTTGGCGAACTAAACATCCCCATAAGTCGAGAAATCAACCAAATCAAAGGCAAAGGCAATGCTCGCCCAGTAAACAAGTATGACCCATACACGCAGGACTTTGTTAAAAGCGATCAATGGGAAAGAGTTGGTGATTTGCAAAACACTGGCTTACATAAGTTTGGGTCAAATTATTTGACACTCCCAGAAGCTGAGGCTATGTACAAGCCAAAAATACAAGAGGCTTTGAACTTCTTGGATACGCACCCAGCATTGGAAGAACATCGTATTGCGCAAAAAGCCGCTGATGATTTCACAGGAGATATACCCAGCCCTGAGTATGAGCAACTACAAAGAGGCGTTGGAAGATCAATCAGCGGGAATGTTCCATACACAATTCGTGAATTAAGGGCCTTGTTGAGCGCACCAGAAGATTGGGTTGATCGCAACGAAACTATTTACACGCCAATCAGTACAGCTTTAGACAGAATTGGCGAAGCAAAAAAAGAGCTTGGCATCATTGACGAGCCCCCCATCGAAGGCATGAAGCGTGGCGGAAAGGTACACATCTCTGACAACCCTGACACCATGGCGATGGAGTTGGAAGACCAACACTTTGGCGTAGGCGGTGCGGCTATCAAGCGTGTGATGAAGATTGCTGACCCTACGCAACGAGCCATACAGGCGAACAAGCTTGTTGAAAAGATGTTTGAGAGCGGTCACCTCAATGAAGAGTATCTACGCTTACTGCATAAAGCGCAAACAGGCCCACGCTCATTGCCTGAGGTGATTCCCAGAGCACGACCAAGAACCAAGGATGAGATCAGAGCGTATGCCCAACAAACGGCTGATCAACTCAATGCCATTCAACAGGGCAAGTTCCTTCGTGCCTCACCAGAGAAGTCTGAGAACTTTGCTGGCAAGTCCTTTGACCAATGGAAGATGGAGCAAGATCTACAGCACGACATACGTCCAACGGGCGTTGAACTGCAAACACCTGAAGTGGCTGACATTGCCAAACAAAAGGGCATGCTCAAGCTTGGCATATCAGGAGACACAACGATTGCCGACAAAGATCTTTACAAAGCTGGCAAATACGAATTGAAGTTCCCATCCGAACAGCAGGGTGGCCCGTTCTATGGGTTGCGCAAACGATCCAGCCCAGTGTCATGGGCATCCAATGAGCAGGTTCTTCAAGGACAACAGAGGGACATCAATGCGTTCTCTGAGGCATATGGTGGTGTACATGTCATTGGTCAGTACAACGCAATGGGGCCAGTTGGAACTAACTTTGCCCAACACTTTGCTGGCGCAAACCTCAACGCCATTGATGTACTCAAGATGGAGCCATCTCAATTAGATGAGTTCAACGAGTTGATCAGACGAGGGAATAAGAAGTCGGGTGTGCATCATGACTTCCCCGGCATCGAAGACCCCTCCGCCTACACCTATCTTCAGTTCTACCCAGAGCTTCGCAAGCACTTCAACTCGCTGATGGTCAAGCCAACCGTTACTGAAAAGTATGGTTTGCCTGATGGCAGGGTCATCCTCCATGCAATCACGGAGCCTGAGTTGCGTGACATGCCCGTGTTGACCTCGGGGCACTCACAGTTTGAGCTACTCCCCGGCTACGACCCCAAGGCTTTGCCCCTGTCAGGGCATTCGACCTACTCGCACGACCTGCCAATGAAGCCGGGAGCCACGGTCAAGCAAACC